TCGCCCTTATTTGCGGTAGCGTGTGTCGATCCAAGACTCTGCCGCAAGCGGGAAATCTCCCGCCCAACTTGGTGGTGTGGTCAAAGACTTCATCACCAATTCTTCAGTTTGTTTCGCGTCTTCTACACGGCATAACGAAAGAATTTCATCATGGATCAGGTTAATCACCGACACGCCTTTACCCTCCAGTTCAAGCGTAGCCTCGGCCAAAAAATCTCTTGCGGTTCCCTGAACGGAGGACTGGAAGATGCTAGACCCAATAAGCTTGTTGCGGCCCCACTTGCGGGTGAAAGTGTTCTGACTGGTGACGTACACAACGTCAGCCAACTTACCCCATGGCGTGTACTCCTGAACGACCTCAGGGGCTTGCCAACAAATTAGGCGGCCACTGGGTAGTTGCATCCACAGCGCCCCTTTAGCAACCTTAAATGTCACCTTGCCTGCCTTAAACGCACGGCCCTGTTCCTGTATGGCGTCGATGGCCGCTTGGCCCATTAGGAACCAACAGTTCTTCACCTTGGCATAAGACAGTCTGTACGCGTTCACAGCGTTCTCTGCCTGTCCTAGGTCCAACATAACCCCCATGCCTTCAGCGTAGGCCACAAGGCCCTTTGCGCCCTGCCCAAACATGCAACCGAGCACAGCAGACTTGCTGACCTGACGCATATCCTTGGTCACCTGTTCATAGGGCACCTTGTACAGGCTTGTTGACGCGAACGTCTTGTACTCGTCCAGTCCTTGGCGAAACAACTCCACCTTGTCTGTCTGGCCCGCAATCCACGACGCCACCCTGTTCTCGATCGATGACAGGTCGGCGTCCACAAAGGTGTACCCCTCTGGCGCCTTAATGGCGTTGCGCACAATCGACGAGCACGCGTCCATCACGCGGTCACCAAAGCGCTCCTTCATGGCCAAATAACCCCCGTGCTCCAGACCGATCTGCACCGCGTCTGCAATGTCTTGGTCCTTCATCCACAGCGCGGGGCGCGCAATGTTCTGCAAGTTAATCCCACGACTGGCCCAACGGCCCGTAGAAGCGCCGTGGTACACCAGACCGTTACGAATGCGCCCGCCCACCTGTACGTCGGCCATCTTGTTGAACTTGGTGACAGACGTCTTGGACCCCTCAGAGCGCAACTTCAGCACCTTACTGACGTCTGGGTCGGTGTGGGTCTTCTTGGCCTCGTTCTCAATTGTTTCTGCCTGCATGTCTGTCAACATCACGTTCTTGGAGCGAAACCAGTTAAGCAGTTGCTCGCGTTTGGACACCTCAATGCCGCCGGTCAGGCGCGTGATCTCTTCGTTGATGTGGCTCATCTCGTGAGCCACCACGTTCATAATATGATCCAACTCCGCGGGGTCCACTGGAACACCTCGTTGGTTGATCTTCTGCGTGGCCACCCACACAGACTGCTCGGATGGTGACAGTTTGCGTAACTTTCCGACGATGGCAATTTCAGTCTGCACGTCGCGCTTGCAGTACTCAAGCATCTCCGCCACGAGCACTGGGTCCTCGCTGAACGTGCCGTCGCGCTTGGGCTTGCTCAACAGTTGAATAAGCTTCTTACCGCGCTTGTCTTTTTGGAAGTCTGCCGCCATAACCTCGCCGGCCGTGTCCAAGTCTTGGGGAATGTTGTTTGCGGCCGCTATGGCCATGGAGTCAATCAGTTGCTCCCACTGGATCTCAGGCCACCCAAAGCGAGTGCCTACGCGGTTCCAAATGTGGTGCTCAAACGACGCATTCCATGCGGCGATTAGCCCGTTATTCGCCGCATGGTCCAGTACCCACTGGGGTACTTGGTCGGGCGTCCACACCTGCACGTCGTCCGCGGTAAAACCTGCGGCTATGCAAATGATTTCTGTTGTGGGGGAGGATGAATAAACATCAAGGCCGTGGACCTTGAGATCGACCTTGCTACGGGTCTCGAAGTCGATTGAAAGAACTGACATAACTGCTCCTAAGGCATACAGACGAATCTGCGTTAAAAAAGAGCAGAGAGGTTTCCCTCCCTGCTTAAAAGTCCACTAAGGACTCACCATGAAAACACCACCAAACTATAACATAGATTTTGTGCGTTTATCAATTTCACGTTCGATGTACCATTTAGCCTTCTTCAAATCCTCAATGGCATCCCTCTTCAAGTCACAGCGCCAGATATACTTGATCGCGTTACCTAGGTTAAAACCCATGTGTTCAGTGACTTGAATACACTCAATACCGGACGGGTGTTCAGTGTAGTGAGGGGGCTTATTAACTACATCTGGCTCGATCATTTGAAAGCGCTCAAAGCGTACACGTGTAGGTGGCCCCACAGGCCCGCGGCAATAAAGCCAAGGTAGGCCGCGCCTATGATTCCCACCAACATGGTGAAAGCACCAAGGATGTGTTCGCAAATCTCTAAAATTTTGTCTTTCATACCTGCTCCTAAAAGGTGGGGCGGTGTGCGCTCCCCCGAGAACCCTCAGAGGCACCACCCCAGTTTAATTATATCTCACAGACGCCGGCCACGCAGGCAAGCATTTGAGCGCCTTCCACGTTGTCCTTGTTCTCAGCAAACTTCGCCCACTCGATTGTTGGCATTTGCGCCAACAGTCGGTCGTAGTCTTCCTTGGTGCACTCCTCGTACGGGGCCTGTCTGTACGTGCCTCCGTCGTGGGGCAAGAACGACACACCAGACATTTCGTCAAAGTGGTCCCAAACAAACGCGCCCACCTTGGGCCACTCGCTCTCCTTGACCGAGATGGTCACAGAGGGCTTGTGCTCACACCAGTGGCGTTGGTACGTCAACCACAGACCCAAATGGTCAATCGCGTCAATGTCGTCGCGTGTGGTCAACCCCTCTGGCGCCTTCTGTGGGAAGCTGAACACAATCGTGTTGTTGGGCTTCATCACACAGGGCTCGTTGGGGATGCCTTGGGTTACCAAGAACTGTGACAGCGGGTCCTTCATGTCACCGCGCACGCGGCGAATGTAGTAGGGTGAGTGGCGTGGGTGAATGCCGCTTGCCGTGTCTGTCAACTGGCTCACTGTGCCGCTAGGCTTAACGGCTGTAATAGCTGTTGAGCGTGGAATACCAAGCAGGTCGGCGTACTCAGCGTTGGCCTCTTCAGCAACCAAACGCAACTGGGGCAACCACAACTCGGCGCCGCTTGTGCTACTCGTTACCTTGTGGTCGTAAATGCCGGTCAAAGACACACCCAACAAACGCTCTTCCTCGGTGTTTCGTTGCCAGACCTTACGCAGGTATGGGAAGTGCGTGAACGTGGCCTGTATGGTGCCTAAAATGGCCGCCATGCGCACCTTCTGCTTCAAACTCTCCAGTGTGTCCTCCGGACGCACCATCACCTCTGTCAGGTTACAGAACTGGTAGGGGCGCAGAATGATCTCACTGCAGGGGTTTGTGCCAAACTCAAAGTTGGGGTCACGCTTGCCGTACTTGGCCACAGCGGCCTTGGCGGCCTCGCGGTTAAATATACCGCGCTCGCCTGAGTGGCTGTTGTACAGCGACGTCCACTCTTCCAAGAACGTGCCAACTGTTGGCTTGACGTCGTACACCGCGCTGTTGTTGGCCAGTGCTCGGTGGCCGGCAGTCTCCCACCAGTTGCCGGATTTGGCGTAGCGGATGCGCTCGTCGTTCAGGTCGGACAAAGAGATCATGGCAGAGCGGCGCACGCCACCCACCACAACAACCTCACCGATCTTGCACATTATGTCGTGGCACTCAAGCGTGTTCAGTTTGCGGCCCTGTGCGGCCTTGAAGATTTTGATTGTGAAGTGGAACAGGTCAACCAGTGGCTCGGGACCGGATGCGCGGCCACCAAAGGTCTTCAGAGGCGCTCCTGCGGCGCGCACCTTGCTCACGTCCCATTTTGGGATTTCACCGGCGTACAAGTTTGCAATCAGCAGGCGGTATGACTTGGCCCAACCCTCTTTGCTGTCGTGCACGTTGATGACGTGGCTGGACTCAAATAGACGCTCTGGCACGTCGGGCAGTTTGGTGGTGTATTTAGATTCCACAGAAAAGCCGACACCTGTACCACAGAGCAGGATGAACATGGCTTCGTCAAACGACTTGACGTCGTCCACGGGGAGGTATGAGCAGTTGTATACACAGGTGTTGTCACG